AAGTGAGCTTCTCGGTGCAGGAAGCAGCTAACAAGGCTGGTTACACTGAACGCATGTTCCATGGATCCAGAGCTGAAAAACTCCGGAGGTTTAGCAGGAAGAACGGCATGGGGCTTTGGTTAGCACACTCAAAAGATTCGGCAGAGGTTGGCGGCTTTGAGCAACCGGCGAAAGTTTACGAGTTGTTTGTTGATCTTAGGGAGAACCCGGTCACACTCAGTGACAGTGAGGTTAAGCAATGGCAGTTAACGAATAAGCCGAAACAGTGGATAAGAAATTACAGAGCAGAGAAAGAAAGCTCTACTGGAATTCTGCCGACATCGATAACTATTCCTGAATACGCAACTGTTGTATTCGATCCTCGACAAGTTAAGTCCGCTGATGAGTTTACATTTAAAGGCAAAAAGGAAATCCCTCTTGAGGAAAGGTTTGACCGGACAACTGACGACATAAACTTCTCGGTGCAGTTAAACGAGAACGTCATCCACATTCCGACAGCCGAGGAGCCTTATGTCCTGCTTCCGCATGGGCCGTCCGAGATGGCCATGCATAGTTTGTTCGAGAAGAACCAAAGCCCAACGTCCAACCAGCTCGCGAAGATGCCCGGTGCGCCGAAGAAGAGGCGGGGCAAGGCGAGGCTCGACGCGAATGTAAAGCCTACCAGCTATGCCGAACTCAGGGACATGGTCGATTGGGCCATCCTCCACAATGCCGAGAAGGATTGGTACGACAAGTACGGTCAGGGTTTCCGAGAGATGGTTGGTGATGCCAACATGTGGGAGGCTGCAATTGTTTTCGGAATTACATCTCAACAGAATGCCGCCGAGATTAATTTGGCTGACACGCTTCACATTATGCAGTTGGCCAGAATCCATGACCCGGTAAATAACACGGCTGGATTTGAGAGGGCTTTGCGTAATGTTGAAAAGCCCGGTGACCATGGCAAGCTGAAGGTTGCACAGGCACAGATCGACAGCGTTGTTGAGTTCTATAAAACCGGCATCAAGGAAGGCGGACTAAAGACGACGACCTACATGCAGCTAACTCGCGACCGCGGCTTTAATATATTCAACCCGTTCAGCGTTCAGGATGTCCACATGGCTCGCGCCTTTGGTTTCCGGACACAGGACCATGAGGATGTTCAGGACGAGGTCAAGGCAAGGAAGGTTCGCGATCAGGTCAAGGGTCTAAAGAAAAACAAAAAGCCGCTGCAACGTGAGATTGACAAAATACGGCAGAAGGCCAACGAAGCCAATAAGGGCAAAGGCCGCGAGCTGACAAAGCCCGAAGCCCGAAGGGTTAAGACTTTAAACACCCAGCTCGGTGAAATTGACAGCCGGTTAAGCGATGCCGACACACTGCTTGGTGCCGGCGTTGATGAGGCACCGAACATGTACCGCAAGTCGGTTGTGGACAGTGCGAAGTTTCCCGGTGACCTCTCCTTGAGGTATGGGATGTACCTAACCACCAAGCTGGCCAACGAATTTAACATGCGACCGGATCAGATTCAGGCGATGATTTGGTTCTACGCAAAGAGCAACCTTTCGCCCAAGAAAGTTTCCGGCGGAAAGAAGGCTGTTGGCGATGGAACGTATGCCTCTGCCGCGAAGTATGCCCAGCCCGAAATTGAGGCACTCGAAGGCATGAAGAAGGCCGGCACCTTCGACACAAGCAACCCGCTTAACCGGGCAACCGGTGCAGCCGTCCGTCCGTCCTTTACAAAGGATGTTCCGAGTGACCCTTGGTCCAACTCGAATCAATTTTTGAAACCCATCCTTGAGACGGCAAGGCAGCGCAGCCCGAACCTGTTGGTAGCCGCCAACCCCGGCAACGAGAGGCTGTACGGCTTCCCTCCCGGCACCACCTATGATCAGTTGGTGAATTACACCTTTGATCAAATAGCTGCCATCTCGAATGGTCAGGGCAACGTGGAGATTTTAGACTTCTTTGGGATGCCGCATGAAATAGGGACGACCACCGGCACATGGGATCGGAAGGAGCCTTCGATTGAAATCAGCCTGATGGGCGCGGGTTTGGAAACGGCTGACTTGGTGGCTCCGCTGTTCGGTGATGCTTTCCTACAGGATGCCGCCATCACTCATCAGCCGATTTACGGGGCTGCGAAGGATGGCTTTGGGGTGAAGCTATCCAAGCCTGACGGAACACCGTTTACTCAGGCGGAAATTGACACCGTGTATGACGCTGCAAACCCAGAAAAGGATCCTTGGGGGCTGAACTTTACCTCCACCAGATCAGGGGCGGGACTGAAGTTTCTGGACGGAGCCTATTTTAAGAAGCAGGAATCGGGGGCAAAATACGGGGTTGACGATTGGAAAAAATTCGCAGAGGCTCTCCGCCCGATAGCCGAGGCTTCCGGCTTGAAGCTAGGTTACTTTAACCAGAAAGGGAATTATCATGGACATAAAAACTATAGAAAAGATTTGCGAAGAGCTTGGGGGAACCTACCTGCCTCCGAACGACGAGGTATACAGCGAGCCGCCGTCGATAAACTTTATAAACCAATCTGGGCAACCTACGAAAAGTTCCTCCAAGACAACAAGCTCAAGCCGGTACACCAAGCCCCGCCGCCGCATCTAGGTCTTCAGTTCTCCGTTCAGGAGGACGCTCCCTTATCCCCAGAAGTCGAGGCTCGCATCAATGCGATTGACGGTGCGACGGAGGTTCCCAAGGCCGAGCAACCCAAGTACGAGCCGGATCTTCGCGGCAAGTGGAATGCGATACTTGGCCGGCCATCCACTGCCCTCGGTTACGTTGGCAGTCCGGAGCTTCTGAAGGAAAAACAAAAGCTCATCCTTGAGCAGGCTTATCAGGCCAAGGCCGTCAACAAGATGACCGGTGAACTTGGTGAGAAACTTCTCAACGATGCCTACGCAAGTGTCGAGGGCTGGAAGCTCCCGAAGTGGATGCGTACCGGCAAGTGGGCAAAGAGGCTCAAGCAATTTCAACAAGACTCCCTCCCGATTGCGGCGCACCTGAACGCGACGGCAAGGGATGCCTCCGGCAACTTCACCTTCACTGACTTTGACATGCGAGCCGGCATGATGCCGGTTGCCCAGTTCAAGAAGGGCGATCACAAAGTTGGTGATGTCATCGAGGTCAGCAATCCGTTGACCGGCGAGATGGAATTCCTGACCGTTGGTGGATTCATTAATGCTCAGGGCCGGGTCGGGTATCAGCTCACCCGCAAGATGACAGCCGACATGCAACAGGAGTTGTATTCTCATTACAAAAAGGAATACGCCGACATGATCTGGCTGGTGGACATGTTCATCAACCCGAACATGAAGGGCGTCAGCAAGGAGATTGGCGGGGTCAAGGTTCCGGTGTTCAACCGGTTTAGTCTGGCGGAGATGATGAAGGAGAATGATCCCAACTTTGAGGGTATCGACGCCTACACGCCTGACGTTCTCGCAACGCGGAGCTTGACCGGCCTGCTCGAAATGGTCCTGAACCCCACACGGGCAAGCAGATCACCGGGCAGGAAATACAAGACCGGCAAATCCAGAGAGTCAGGCAACGTGCGTGACCTGTTGACCGGCTTTAACATCCGGACCTTTCAGGCTTTGAACGAGTCAAGCAACAAGCTGTTCGCGGAACAGGTGTTCGAGATGGGAACAGAATCAATCCCGAAGGAGGGCGGCTTACCGAAAGGTTACGTTCGGCTCTCGACCGGCATTGACGACCTGCTCTCAGCCGTCAAGGCGTATCGTTTCTATGAGAACCCTTCACCCGAAGAGGAGGGCTACTCGGAGGCGGCGGCACGGCTCTCGGAGCTGGACAATCCGGAGAGCTATTCAAAGCTGTTGGCTGAAGCCTACAAGCGCAAGGGCAGAGACTTTATGATCCGCGAGGATCTGGTGAAGCTCCTCACAAACAAGTATTCGCATTCGAGCCGACAGAACCGTGTGGCAAGGGCGTTGAACTGGGGCATCCGCAACTCGACGCAGATGTTCCTGACTCACCCGTACACCTACATGGTGAACATGTTGACCAACGATTACTTTGCAGTGGAGGCAAGTTTCCACCGGGCGTTCCGAGGGACTGCCTTGATGCTCAAGAAAGACACGCGGTCCATGGGCAAGGCGGACGTAGATCAGGCTGGGCGGATTGTTGCCGGCATGTTCATCCACCGGTTTTCCAGCCTCCGGCAACTGATGGGTTTCAAGACCCAGTACGACCGGGTGATTGAGGAGGTGTTGCCGGATGAGATCTTCCAGAACTCAACGGCATTGGCCGACCTCAAAGTCTCCTACGATACAGGCTGGTACGAATACCTGAAGGAGGGCGAAATCGGTGCAGCCGGCTTGCAGCTCATCAAGTATGGCAACATCGATCTCAGGCCCAAGCAGAGGCTGGCCTACGCCTACCTTAAATCGCAGGCGGTTCGCCGTGCGAAGGACAAGGGGCTGAAGGGCAAGGCACTCAAGGATGAGGTTGATTCCTACATGCTCAATCCTCCGGAGGACGCTCGCATCGAGGCGGTCAATCAGGCCCAGTTTGAATTCCTGAACTACGCCGACTCCCCGCAATTTTTACAGTGGGCATCGGGTCACGATTGGACGCGCCTTGTGGTTCAGTACCCGCGTTTCGGGTATCACCTTTTGCACAAGCAGTATGACCGCCTGAAGGCACTGCGAAATGTTTTCGGTAAACAGCCTCCCGGCCAGAGGGCGGATGCCTTGGCGCACGTTGTGACGCTGGCGACGTTTACCGGGGGCTTGGGTGGTGCAGCCCTGCACTACATCCTGAAGTCCTTGGCCGGCGACGACGACGACGACTCGGCCCAGTACATTGGCAACTACCAGATAAAGTACCGGGATCAGATGACCGGCGAGATCAAGACAAAGAAGATCGACTACTCGATGATCACCAGCAACCGGATCAACCTCTCGAAGTATTTCGAGGCGATGGGAATCGGGGATGGAGATGGTGAGGACTTCTGGTGGAGGATTAGAAACTACCCGATGATAGCCATGGCCGGCGCAGCCGTTCAGGCCATCGAGGATACCAAGAAGTTCGGGGCTGGCCATGGAGTGGCAACCTATCTCGGCATGGCCAGAGATCTGGGAACGGACATGTCCACCATAGGGTCAGGCATGAAGGTTGGATCCAAGGTTTTTTCCTCCCTGAAGAGCATGGATACCGGGCGAGCGGAGCGACCCTTCTTTGATCCCTACGGAGCCACTGTCCCGTTCAGCTTTTACCTGACCGAGGCGGCGATGTCCTCCTTCATTCCCGCCAAGCGACAGTTCGAGGAGATAGCCCTGATGATCGACCCCATCCACCGGAGACGGACGGCGAGCCGGCAGATCGGGTATGACCCCGGCCCATGGGAGGCTATCAGGCAGGGCCATGCCACTGGAGCCGTTGACAGGCTGCTCACGGCACTGGGGGCTGTTGACCCCCTCCCTCCCGCCGGGAAGGTGGAGAACGTCTCAAGGGGCATTGCGGTGAGCGGGACGACCCCGAAGAGCAGGCGGATCCGGCGCGAGGCGCAGGCCATGCAAGGCACCAGCTCGGCTGGCCAGTACTACGATACCGATGGCAACCTCAGACTCGGAGTGATTCCGGAAGCCAACATCCGGAAGCAGGAGCTATGGCAGACCGGCGTCAAGGCAATGGGTTTCAATCTGAAGACCATCGACCGGCGGCTCTACCTTGACCAGCTCGGACCTCCGAAGCGGAAGAAGAGTGTAGTCATCCGATGATCAGCCTCGCTCTCGATCAGCCCCGCGGACCTGAAGACGAGCAGGAGTTTGCAGTAGAGCTGGGCAACTTTATTGCGAGCTGGTCCGGGAGGATCTCGGTTGGTGAAATAGTTGGTGCATTGGAAATTCACAAGATACAGATTCTTATACACAATGCGCCACAAAAGCCGGATTCGGATAGCAACGGATAGCAATCGCCTTATTTTTTCCTATTATCGTTTGTTTTTAATGCACACCGTAGAACCACAAGTTCTGTCAGGGCTAGATTTCCACCCCAATAGATAAAGGACTAAAGGAGTTCTTTACCCTTTGTTTACAGGCCTATTTAAACTTACTGGTGGAAAGGGGTGAAAGGTAGCAGAAGGGGCTGGAACCGGTTTTGGATAGCATTGCTATACCCCAAACAAAAAAGCCCCCGGTCAGGGGGGCTTTTGCAGCTTTTGAAGGTCGCCTTTAGACCTCTGGATTACACCAAGTATACCAGCACCCCAAAAATCTCCAGTGTTTATAGGGGCATTCGGCTATTCCAGTTACACCACTTTACACCATCTATTAGTCTTCCTGTAGTCCTTCATATCCGAAGTAGCCACAATCCTCGTCGGTCGGGGATGCGAAGTCGTCCCTGCCGAATTTCTTCTCCCAGCCTTCAGGGCTGATTCCGGTGATCAGGAATTCCCGGTCGTCTGTACTGACCGAGGGCATGGCATCCTGAATGAGCTTGCCGCGGCGGTACATGTGCAGCTCCTTGCCGGGAACCGTCACGGCCCACTCCTTACCGGTGACCACACACTTGCCGGCGAAGTGGTAGCGGTGACCCTGATCGTAAGTCTCGGTGTACTTGAGCGAATCCAGATAGGGTGCGTTTATGTCGTAGCTCATTCCGCCTCCACTTCCGTACCGGACCAGCTCCCGTCCGCCTTCAGGGTTGAAAGATAAATAGCCCCGGCGTTCGGCGTACCGAAATCATCCAGAGGCTCCGTCAGGTCATACTCACCATCGATCCAGCCGACGTAGTAGACCTTGCCGTCGCCATCCGACATGCGGAACTTGGTCATCCCGGCGTACTCCTTGTTAATCCCAGACGGGTCTACGAACTGGTCTGGATGGCGCAAGGATTGGCCGAGCTTGTTCACCAGCCGCTCCTCGATCTCGCCAGAGACGTTGCGCGGTCCGATTGTGCCAGCCTCGGAGGGCTGCTCACCGTGAACATAATCCTCGGTGATTATCCAGCCGTACTTGGCACCGGCTCTCGGATCGTAATCCCTGCATTGTTTAGGGGTGCGGACTTCTAACAAAGGTTTCTTATTTGGTTTCGACATTTTGTATTGGTTCCTTTCTGTAAATTACCTTTGTGGTCAGTGACCCATAAAAGAGCAAAGCCACTATCACAAAGTATGCGATAGTGGTTGCCCAGAAGTATGCCTTTTCGAGTTTACAGTTCATGTCTCATCTCCTCGGCCAAAGCCTTGAGGGTCTTGGATGCCGCTGTAACGCCCTTCAGCGCGTTTTCCGCCCGGTGGAGGCTCAGGATCAGCCAATCGGAATTGCCGGCCTTAAAACCGTCGTCAGCGTTGCCAAGATTATTGGCAACTTTCTTACGGGCCTGCTCCAAAACAACAACCTCCTCAGAAATCTTGGAAATCAGATTTTTGAGGCATTCGGGTGTCAGACGGACGCGGTCGAGCAGATTCAGGTTCTGCGACTTAACTAAATTAGCTGCCGTGATGGCGGCTAGTTGGGTTTCTATTAGTTCTACCATTAGTATCCTTTCGTTTTGCGTGGAGGGGAATTCCTCCCATCAACCCTCCCCGAAAGGAGGGCTGAAGGGAAGAGCCTAGATCAGGCTCCTTTGAGTTTTAACTCGAAGTCGAACTCGACCAGCAAGTGGGAGTAGTGCTGCTCGGTCGTCTTGTAGTTCTCATGGCCAAGCGCGATTTGCGCGGCGTAGAGCGAACCGGTCTGGGTGACCACCTCGGAGCCGAACAGTGCGCGAAGCTCATGCAGGCGTTTCTTGAAGTAGTCAGCCGCCTCCTCGCCGTAGAGCAGATCCTCGTTCCACCATGTGTCATGCTGGCCGTCGAGCGTTGATTGGCTCCAGAACTCCTGACCTCGGAAGATGCGCTCGTCAGACTTGGCACCGCGACGTTTCTGCTCGGCCTTGATGAAGTCAAACAACCAGCGCGGGATCTGTATGGACCGGCGAGCCTTGCCCTTGGCCTGCCACTCCTCCTGCTCGAACCGGCCAACCCTGTACGGGTCAGTGGTGCGGATCGTGACGTTGGTGTAGGAGGCGGTAACGACCTCGCCAGTGCGAGTGTTGCGAGCCGCCTTGTCCGCCTTGCGGAACGACGAGAACGAGAGGTGGTTGATCTCGTCCTTGCGAAGACCGGAGAGGCGAGCGATGAAGTACTTCACCAAGTGATTCCACTGGGCGGCAAGCACCTTGCTGTAACGGCCCAACGCTTGGTCCGCCTTGTCGGCCTTGACCAGCTCGTCACGAAGGCGGATTGCCTTGTCGTCAAGTGAGTAGACGACCTCGTTCGGCGGTGCCTCGTAGCCGTTGCCCTTCTCAACACCGAGCGGCTTGCTGGCGCGGAACCGGTCAACGTCGGCCTGCGGGATGTCCAGCTCGCTGTAAGCTGCCTCGGAGTAGAGAGGCGTGAAGAGAGCCTTGGCCTTCTTCAGGTTCGAGTTGAACGTCTTCGCCTTCGACTCGTAGGTCGGGCCGGCCTTGTACAAACCGCCCTGACCATTGTCGAGGATCCGGCGGCGGTACCTGTCAACGACGTTGACCTTCGTGTTGTCACCATTGACCAGCACACCGAGATCCGAAACCGGGATCTTGCGAAGCGCATCCGTCACCTCGGTCGGGACGCCCTTGATGGACGGGTCGTTGCCGAAGCCAAGGATCAGGCGCAACGCCGCCGGGTAATCGCGAACAGACTTTGAACCCAACTCGCGGTTGCCCTTGGTGATGAGCTTGCCGGCCTTCGCAGCCGCCTCGAACGCATCGATTACGTCCTGACAACTCGACGAGTCGATGCCGCGGGTCGGCACCACAACGTCATTGGCAGCGTCGGTCCATGGGAGACAGAGACGCTGCGAGAAAAGCTCGGCACCCTTCACGGCGGCGGCTTCAAGATTGGCCGTGCCGGTGGAGTACGGGACGAGCTTCCCGTCGATCTTCCGCTTGGCCTGATAGTATGGGCTACCGGGCCGCTTGGAGAGGTTGAACTGTAAAGGCACCCCGCGGAAATTTGCGGTCACGGAGGTGCTAGAACTGTTTTTAGTGAAGGAAAAGCGGGGCTTTTCCACGGTATCTATTTGTATGTTTTTGGTCATATTGTTAAGTGTTTCGTTATTTATTGGTTAATGTAGGTGCGTCAGGAGACGCTGTTCAGCGGCCAGACTTAATATAGGCGGATAGCACTGTCAACTAATTATTTTCACTTTTTTACAAAAAAGTTGTTGCCCTCCATGGGAGCCGGTGTTTTAGATATCTGCCCAGAGAGGAGACGGTTTAAATGGACACAAACGATAAAATGAATACAGGCAATGTAGCGAGTGACAGAACCATGAACTCGTTAGATCAGGCACGCAGATTAACTCTGCTCGAAAGTTATACTGGCCGGCTGGTCGGGATCGTGGAAGCCCTGATGAATAATCAGGGCAAACTCATTGAGAGTATAACCGACACAACACCCCGTGTCTTCACCGAGGAAAGCTCGGAGGAGACAACCGAGGAAAGCTCGGAGGAGACAACCGAGGAAAGCTCGGAGGAAACGGTTGAGGAAATTGATGACGGCCTGACCGATGCCGAGGCTGACTCCGACACACTGGCCAGTGCCGGCTACGGGACGGACGAGGATTACGGGGGAACTGATGAGCGTCTCTAAACGCAAACCCAAAAAGAAAACACAATCCGTTGTGATCGATGTCGGCGTTCACTCCGACCTGAAGTCTTGGTGCATCAAGCGCGGCATGAAGGTCGGTGTTGCTGCCGGCGTGTTCATTGCTTGGGGGTTGGGTATTTCGGCTGAAAAGGAACACGATAAGAAAGATGCCAAAGAATAACCATTCATACGACGCGCCTGTATCGCTGGAAGGATTCAACCAGTTGGTTGGTCGACCGGCATTCGAGCTGCCAATCGATGCCATCTCGCGTATCAACACCAAGCGGTACTTTGTGACTTGGGACGAGGTTACAGAGAGACGCCGAAACAATCCGCGGGTGATCATGCTTCGCCGGATGATTTGCAAGGTGCTTCGAGAGTTCGGCTACTCGCTGCCCCAGATTGGGCTGGCAATGAGTCGGCACCATGGCGCGGTGCTGAACAACATCGATACCCTAGAGGATATGCTGCAATATTATCCTGAAGTTGAGGCTGAATACCGGGCATACAAAAACGATGTTGAAAGAGAAATATCTGACGCGCAATGAAGTGAGCGAACACCTTCGGGTGACAACCCGAACGGTCGACAACTACATTCGCGAAGGCCGGCTCAAGGCCATCAAAATAAAAAGCCTTGTAAGGATCGAGGAGAAGTCACTTGGTCGACTGATCAGGGCCAACCCAATCAACGCTCACATGTATCTGCAGTGAAATGAGAATACCTGAAAGTTTATCTACTTCAGAAGGCATAAAAAAACTGAAGTGGCACGTTTTGCGAATGATAGAAGATCCGGATTATGGTCACCCTACAAATGATTTCGGTGGCTGCAGCATTTGGGATGTTTATCGATCAGTATCAGACGAATTATCTCGATCAATTCGTATCGCCAAAGAAGAAGGAAAAAGAACGGGCAGGCGGTTTATAGACAAAGAAATAAAAGACATCCTGAAATGGATTAAACAGGGAGAGGGACTATGACTATCAACGGCCAAAGCAAAGGTGCAAGAGGAGAGCGGGAATTCGCCAGCTTTATTCGCGAACAGGGCTGGGAAGCAATTCGCGGATGTCAGAACGCAGGCCGCGACAAGTCAGGCCATACAGCACCTGACGTTCTTTGTCCGGATCTTCCAATCCACTTCGAGGTTAAGCGGGTCGAGAAACTTCAGATCCGCAAAGCCTTGAGCCAAGCCATTGCCGACGCCGAGCCGGGTCAGGTTCCGGTCGTTGCATGGCGAGAGAATCATTCGGATTGGGTAGCCGTCCTGAAGATGTATGACTTAATGAATTTTGTGAGGGAGTTTGTATCTTCCACACAAAAAGAAGAGCCAGCCCCCAACGAATCAGGGACTGACTCAACGCAAAACGAGGGATACTAAACCTCGCGTAACAAAACATAGAAACAAAACAATGATACTAACAGAAAAAAAACAGTACGATAGAGATTATGTATTGGCAGACGAAGGTCTGCATCAGGCGGTGTGCGTCGACCAGTTCGAGGGCGTCACCGAGTTCATCAACCGCGAAACAGGAGAACGTCTCAGCGAAGACGCTGTTGCCGCGGCAGGAATAAAGCTAGTCGACGGGGTCTGGATAGGGATTCCCGATGAAGTGAAACAACGCAACACGATCTGGCTCGGCTTCGAGCTGGACCAGCTCACACCGGAGGGTGACAAGCCGTTAAGCATTCGCAAGAAGTTCACGGCGAGTATCCACGAACGCGCAACGCTCCGGATATTCATGGAACGCTGGCGCGGTCGTCCGTTCACCGCTGCTGAAAAGCAAGCCTTTGAAACGGAAAATCTGGTTGGTGTTCCCTGCCAGCTCAACATAGTCCACCGTGACTTCGGGAGCGGACCTCGACAGCTCGTCGACTTCGCGATCCGAGAGGACGGGGCAGCCCTGAAGCCGAGCGGTAAGTACGTCCGGAACAAGGATCGTGAGCCTCAGAGAGTGGAAGGAATTCAACCGGCCAATGGGTCGGCTGAAAATGGGCCGGCGGATTCTGGGTTGCCCTCAGAGAACCCGCCGTTCTAGTTGACATCCCCGAATAGTCGGACATGTTATTCGGGTCAGACCGGATGGGGAGGCGAAAGTCTCCCCATCTTATTATAAGGAGTAAATTTTATGTTAATTAAACAATACGAGTCTACACATTGGTATACCGCGGACGGCAAAGCCGCCTACGGCAAGACACTTCGAGAGGCGAGAAAAGAGGCACTGCTTCCCTCGCCCAGTTCAATCAACGGAATGCTGGCTGCTCCCGGCCTTGAGTTATGGAAGCAGCAACAGATTCTGGAGTCAGCCCTGACCATGCCTGAAACGGAGATAGCCAAGTACAATGGCGACATCGAGGAAATTGCAAAGTTCATCATCGAGGACAGCAAGGCGGCAGTCATCAAGGCGGCAGACAGAGGCACCGACGTTCATCACGGTGCCGAGGCTATCCTGAATAATACATATTGGGACGAGGACGATGAGACACTCCAGAAGGTGAAGCTCTGGTGCGACAACAACGTCGTCTCCAAGGTCTGGACCGAGGAGATCCTGATCAACTGTGAGATCGGGTACGGCGGTCGAGCGGATGCCCTGCTCAACCACAAGGAACACGGCATGGTACTGGTCGACTTCAAGACACAAAAATGCCGCCGGCTCAAGTCGGGTTTCAGGCCAACCTACTACGACAAATGGATATTGCAACTGGCAGCGTACTCGGAGTGCATCGACCACAAGCCGAGGTGCCTGTCCGTAGTCGTCAACACGGTCGAGCCAACGGACTGTTACGAGAAGCTCTGGAGTGATGAAGAGCAGACCGAGGGATTCAACATGTTCATCAACCTACATGCCCTCTGGTGCTGGTCAAAAAATTATTATCCAGCCAAGGAACTCGAACAGCTCTCGCTATGAACATGACTACTGAAATCGACATGGAGGGTTGTAAGCCCCCCTCTATTGAGTATTTGACCGAGAGAATAGATTGTTTAAAGGAGGATTTGTGGGAGTATGTAAGTCTTTCTGAAGACCTTGAGCGAAAGTTGGATGTTGCCCACAAAACTATTGAGTATTTGACCGAGAGAATAATCGACACATCTGGGGCTTTGGATTCTTGGCAGAACTCACATCAAGATCGCAACCCTAACCCTTGCAAGGGTGAGTTGGAGCCGTGTTAAGTGAGGCACTTTGATCCAGACGGGAAGGTTGTGTATGGGGAGAGTCACTGGGGTAGCGTCTCGCATCTTGTGGATCTTTGGAGGGAAGTACTTCGGGACATGGACGCAGGCCCGGTGAAGCCGGTCAAGCACCCAAGAAACCACAAAGGCGTGGAGGGAGATTCTTGCCGCCAAGATCGGTACTGGAATGGCAGATAAGATGAACTACATAGAGCTGGTCAACCAGTTCTGGCAGGCGGATCTCATGGAGGCAGGCATTCCATCCAACGCAACCCGCCTCTACTTTGGCCTTCTCAACATGTCCAACAGGCTGGGCTGGAAGAACCCTTTTGGGGCAACCAACCAGCAACTCGCCGCCCTCCTGAAGTGCGATATTAAGACCGTTATAAAGTGCCGCAATTTGCTCGCCAATTCGGGCCTAATAACGGTGTCTCGCGGGTGGAAGAATAAGCCCACTCTCATTACCTTAAATGAGATAGTGTGGAATTTTTCCAGTGAAAGCTCCACACAAAGCTCCACACAAAGCTCCAGTGAAAGCTCCAACCATCATAAAACAGAAACAAAAACAAAAACTAGAATATATATAGCCCAAGTAGAAGAGGTGTTCAAAATATACCCTCGAAGGGTCGGCAAAAAAGCTGCCATCAAACGGATCCGCGAAGCCATGCATGACCACGGTTACGAATTCATTCTGGAGAAGACCAAAGCCTACGCCAAAGCCAGAGAAGGTCTGGACATTGAATACACTCCTCATCCCGCAACTTGGTATCACCAAGGCCGCTACCTCGATGAGCCTGACACTTGGGCAGTGACCGGTTCGCAATCTGGATCCTCAAAAAGCACTACCATGTCCGATTGGGAAGCCCAGAAACAACTGGTACTTGTCGAGGCAGATATGAAGCAAATCAAGGAGACGCATGCTTACCCGTCTCCGGGCGGTGGATACTCATGGAGTGGAGTTGATCAGAAACACAAGGATGCCTTCAGAAAGCTCAGAGATAGGCGCGACGAGTTAAAGCCAATTGCCATGGGACTATGACCCTCGGACCAAATAAAAAGCCCTTACAACGCAAATATGGGACAAGAATCTACTGGAAATCATACGCAAAGGGCATTTTAGCCCAAAAAAAGCCTTGGCTCTCCGAAAACAAGTGCGCCTTAATCGGGCTTGGAGCGGCTCTCAGGGATCAGGATCCCGAAGCCATCAGGCTCGAAGAGGCATTACAGGAACAAAAGAAGTACTGTAAAAGATATGACCAAATCAAATAAACAGGACCGGCCCAAGCCGAAACCTAAAACACCCAACGAACACCTACCGGCTGATATCGCCTCCCTCCCCGGCCCACCAGCATCCGGCAGGGGAATGAAGGTCAACCCTGTACTCTACCGGCAATGCCTCCTGATGTTCCAAGACGGCGCAACCATCAGCGCAGTGGCAGAGTTCTCAGGCGTCGGCTTCAACACCCTCCAAGGCATCAGAGAACGACACCTCAACCTGATCCCCAATCACAAGAAACGGATGGCCCGAAAGCTCGACTATATCTCCGAACAATGCGCCGACTCACTCATGGATGATCTGGAGACAGGGACTGTCGACCCTAAAACTAAATCGATTGTCATGGGCATAAGTATTGAAAAGTCTGCCCAGATTAGAGGAGAAACACAAACCATTCGGCATGAACATGTTAAGTTGTCCCAAGAAAGTGTCGAAGATCTCCTGAACAAGCTGCCAAAAGCCAATGTAATAGATGTGAAAGAACAGTAGGTTCTACCATAAGCAATACATAAGTGCCTAGTATACAGCCAGTTACGGAAACAGTGCTATCCTTTATTGCTATCCATCGATTCAACCAACTGAGCCGAACACAACATCTTGTGGTTGCTTTTTGCCTTCAAACACTACAGAAGAGGGGGAGGGGGGGGTCGGCAAGACCGCCGCTGGTCTTCCCTTCTATTCATTATGGCGTATAGAAAATTTTCTAAAAGGGATTTGCCGAGCTGGGCGTCTCGCTTCAAGACCCCATCTACAGGGGCTGTTCATTGTTTGGTTATTGGTTCTGCTGGTTCGTTTCCATCGTTGAATCATCTACAACACAACTGGAGGCGTCTGGCTCGGTTTTAAAAAAATGATAAGGAAGAAAATGAGTGAGCGTAAATGAGCGAAGTATGCGTATTGAAATTCTACACTTGGCCAACCGGATTGAAAAACTCAAGTCGGAGGCAAAGCTGGTTTCTGGGTACAGTTTTGATGTTAAGCCGCACCGGCACAATCCCGAAAAGTGGGAGCATGCAATGAAGACAGATTATTTTACACGGCAAGAGATAAAGCGGCTTCTCAAGGAGATTTGGACGCTCCACAAGGAAGATGCCTATAGGGAGGTTGGAGTGAATCAGGACTATCGAGGCAGGAAGATGCTTCCGTTACCTCCCGGCTGGCTTATTGGAAAGTCTTGTCCTGACGGCTGTTAAAATGAGCGAAGTAGATTTAGCCAACGACTTGGGGGTATGCCGGGAGACGGTGAAGAGGATCCGCAACCGGATTCTCAAACTTGGGGAAGACTACGAGAGGGGTCAGCACAACCGGGTGGTGTACTTGCCTTCGGGAATTAAGAAAGTCTCGCAGGAGCTAATTCCGGACGACTACGGGGGTGATGTGAACGAGCCGGTTGTGATTAGTGGCAAGGTGACGAACTGGCGGTTCCGGAACAAGCGGATAGTGGAGGTTGATGGTCGGCATATTGTGAGGGTTAAGAATGCGGATTTGTATATGCCCAACGGCAGGAGCGAGTTATGTCCGATAAGGTTCAAGGAGAACGCTAACGGATTTATTGTGCATGGGCCGGCACCGCGGAAGGCGGGTTATTGGAAATGAGAAAGACTTGGTATTTTAGTTTTGATAAAGCTCCCAACTTCATGGTGAAGGTTGACGGGAAGCGGATCAACATGAGGTCGAAGGGAATGCCTACCGAGAGTGAGCTGGATGATTGGGTGGAGGCTACATGGATGAGGGCTTCTTATCACATGGCGGAGGGGCAAAGTGTGGAGTTTTATGTTTTGAACACTGTACTGGAGAGGTTCGATTTTGAGGATGTTTGCAGATGAGAAAGCCACCAAAGAGGCTGAAGATTTTGAACCTGACGTACAGTGTTGAGCTTTGTTCGAGGACAGCGCGGGAGTCGTCGGGGAGTGATGGTTGGTGTGATTTTGATGACTTGAAGATTGTTATATATAACGGTTTATCGGACGAGGCGAAGGCGGACACTTTTTTACATGAGTGCATCCATGCGGTTGCGTATGCGATGGGGATTGATTGGCGCAAGGAGGAACAGGTTTCGCGTCGGGTAGCGACGGGCTTGTGTACGTTATGGAAGGCCAACCCCGGTGCATTCAAGTGGTGGTACAGTTTATTATGAAACCTGAAGACATAGCCCACAAGAGCGTGAACCGTTTTGTTGACAAGGCATACAACAAGTACATGGCGGGTCAGGAGGAACACGGTGGATGCTTGGTTGAGAAGTGTGCATCGCTGGATTTTTTTTTAAAGCACATAGAGGAGGAGATTGTGGATCTCTGGCATTATGTGCAGGCGTTCCGGATTGCACAGGCAGGCATGAGGGAGACGGAGTACGCGCATGAGGATGTGAAGAAGGTTCAGGAGATTTTGGACAAGGACAGAATGGACCATGCGTTATAAAAACAAGACCAAGAGGGTCGGCAGGGGCAGGCTTGTCGGCGTGATGAACAAGGCCGGTAGGTTTGGCGCGGCGAAGGAGTACGTCTTCACGTTTCTTCGAGGTGAAGGTGGTGACGTTCCTTATTTGTTCACTCAGGCGCAGCTTGATGTGGCGGAGGACAGGGCGACAAAGAATCCGGAGGATCTTTTGCCCAGAAGGAAATTCTTCTTTTTTTGATGGAGGTTGAGCTGGACAACGGTGAGATTCTCATGGCGACGATGCTTGGCCTGTTGAGGAACAGTGTCAACAGGGCGGCTGGGGTGGTGGACCGGAAGAAGGGTGATCTGGATCCGACGACGATGGACATTGATGGGATGGCGGCGGAGGTGGCGTTTTGCAAGTTCCAGAATTTGTATCCTGATTTTTCGTTGAACCCGCAGAAGCTGACCTATGATTGTTTGACGCAGGACGGCAACAAGGTTGACATAAAGCAGACGCATTATCTGGATGGCCGGCTGTTGGTAAACACTGACAAGGTCAAGGCGGAGACGACGCATTATGTTTTGGTAATTGGCCGGGTTCCGAAATTCCGGATGGCGGGTTATGTGGAGAAGGAGGAAATTTTTCGGGACGAGAACTTGACGGACTTGCATGGTCGCAAGGTTTACGCCGTGGAACAGAAGAGGTTAAAAAAGTTTTGAGTTGGGAGAAGCATGCATACGAGCCGCATCCTGTTTATCGGATGATAACTCAGGAGGATGCAAAGTTGATCCTGAAGGAGAAGGACGGCGAGAAGGTGTTGCGTGATGCGCTGGTGAAGCGCGGCACCAAGATACATCTGGAGAAGGCGGATCCCTTTAATCACGGGTACGAGCCTTGGCACTGGAAGGATGCCGGCGAGCTGGTGGAGGAGAATGATGCGATTCTTATTTCAGGAGGCAACCGGAGTGGCAAGACGGAATTTTGCGCGAAGTTTTGCATCAAGAAACTTTTGGAAAAACCGGACACGCGGATCGTGGCTTTTCACACGACGCACCAGAGTTCATTGCAGACGCAACAGCCGGTGTTATATAAGTATCTACCCAACGAGTTGAAGGGCCGCAAGATTCGCTCGACGATAGCCAATGTGAGTTACACGCAAAAGAATGGCTTTACGGAAAGCACATTCATCATGCCGAACCGGAGCCAGTTGTGGTGCATGCATTACAGTCAGGATCCGCGGACGGTTGAGGGGTTGGAGCTGGATTATTGCTGGGCTGATGAGCTGATCCCGAAATCGTTGCTGGACACGATCCAGTTCAGGCTTGTGACACGATCCGGAAAGTTGCTTTTGTCGTTCACGCCGATTGAGGGCATGACGCCTGTTGTGAAGGATTTTGTTGCCGGCGGAGAGGTGACGGAGTGGATGGACAGCGAGTTGTTGCCGGGGATCAACTTCCCGGCTGCGCCGAAGGGGAAGATGCCGTACACGATGCGGGGGCATAAGGACAGGACGGCGGCGATTTGGTTCTTCACCCTGTTCAACCCGTACAACCCGTACAGTGAGCTTGTGAAGCGTCTGGACGGCGCACACACAAGCGACATAAAGATTCGGGCCTATGGTTGGGCGGACAGCATGGTTGGCAATGCCTTTCCGCGATTTGGGGATGACCACATAATAAGTCATGCAGATTTACCAACGGGGGGTCAAAACTTCATGGTTACGGATCCGGCTGGTTCGCGTAACTGGTTTTTCTTATGGGCCAGAGCTGTAGATGGCCGGGTGTATTTCTATCGGGAGTGGCCGGATTATAGTATGGGTGAATGGAGCCTGCCTTCGGCCAAGCCGGACGGTCAGCCCGGACCGGCCCAGAGAGCCGGCGGGGGAGCCAACAGCATTGCCGAGTACAAGCGGTTGATTCTTGAGCTGGAGGAGGGCGAGCCTATATTCCAGCGGCTTATTGATCCGAGGGCGGGTCGGGCCAAGTCGATGGATGGCCGTGAAATTCTGGATGAGCTGAAGCTGGGCGAGGATGGGCTTTGGTTTGATCAGGCGTCGGGTGCCAAGATCGATGAGGGGGTCACGCTGATAAACGACATGCTGTATTATGATCATCACAAGCCGATGCTGGACGACAACAAGCCGAAGATGTTTGTGAGTGATGCCTGCAAGAATTTAATTTATTCGCTACGCGAATGGACGGGGGCGGACAAGGAGCATGGGGCGAGCAAGGATCCCATTGACTGTTGCCGCTACGTCATACAGGAGGAGAATCTTTTGGTGTCGACCGACATGGTTGGTTCCAAGGGCGGAGGTGCGTACTAATGGGAACTTTTCCAAAGCTATTATCGTTTAAGGAGGCGTCAGAGTTTAGTGGCCTGACGGTCAGGGAGCTTCAGCGTCTTGCTGATTGCGGAAAGTTGCGGGCGGTTATCCCGGTCCACAGGAAAAGAAAATTTATAAAACAGCAACTAGCTGAATTCATGGAGGACTTATTATGTCAAAAATAGACGTTAAACAAATCGCGTCGGAATACAGTCGAGCCGGGGGTTATAACAACACCTATACCGCTTGGTACAGGGCTGACAGTATTCGGTTTAGTAGATGGAATGGCCAGACCGACGATGGCCGGAAGCATCAGTACAAGCAGTCAAAGAAGAAGGTTTTCCCTTGGGACGGCGCGGCGGATGTCAGGGTTAGGCTGGCGGACACGATCATCAGTGAGAACTCTGACATTATGACGACGGCGTTCCAGCGCGGAACACTTCGTGCAAGCCCAACGGAGAGCGGTGACGGCTCGCAGTCGGCATTGGTTACGACGCTCCTGAAGTACTACAAGGAGAACAAGCTGATGAACGAGATGCGGCAGGAGGCGCACTTGCTTGCCAACTACGGTCAACAGTATGGCATTGGAGTTTTACAGGTTGGCTGGGAGAAGGAGGAGACGAAGGCGAAGAAGCCGGTAACCATGGAGGACGTTGTTGCGTTTTCACAGGAAGCCGACCCACAGTCAGCCGAGGCGAATCTTCCCCAGATGATCATGGATCCTGAACAGGAGGATGCAGCCGTTGAGGTTGTAGCGGCCCTGATGGATGTCAGGCGCAACACGGCGAAGCGCGGTATAAAGGAATTGAGGGAAACCGGGACGACAGAGATCCCGGTTGCCGAGGTTACAAAAAACACACCACAAATTTCGGCACTCAGGCTGGACGATGACTTCTTTGTGCCGCCGGAGACGATAGACCTACAGGATGCGAGGTTTTGTTTCCGCCGGGTCTGGATGACGGAGGTTCAGTTACGTCAGGCGGACTTCGATGAGAAGTGGGTGGAGAGGGTTGTTGCTACCAAGTCACAACCGGGCATGGTATACAGCGACACATACACGCAATTCACAAATGACACGGGTCAACAGGAGGGGCTGTATGAGATTGTTTATGCTTATTACCGTGAACTGGATGAGGATGGCATGCCGGGGATTCACTGTTGTGTTTTTACGCCGAGCATCACAGATGCTACAGGCAAAAAGGAGATGCTTGACTACATGGCGGGAGTATATCCGTTTGTGGCTTACAGGCGGGAATCGGTAACCAGAAAGTTTATTGACAGCCGTGGGGTTTCGGAGATCTGCATGACATGGCAGGACGAGATCAAGACGCAGCGCGACATGTTAAGTGATCGTGCGAGCCTGATCATAAATCCGCCCATAGTCCATGCGGCCCGGTCCGGATCCAACTACGAGTTCAAGCCGGGAACGGCCATTGCCGAGATGCGGCAGGGTGAGGTTCGGTATCTGGATCCTCCGCGGTCGAACCCAATGGAGAGCCTCTCGATCATAGAATATGTCGAGCGTCAGGCGGCTGAATACTTTGGCCGCTCGACAGAGAAAGGTGACCCAACGACGGCGGCACTCAGGCGTCAGGCCATGGTTGACACCTACATGTCATGCTGGTCCGAGGCGTTCACGATGATATTTAAGTTGATACAGGAATTCGTGAGTGACGAGGAGCTGGCGCGGATAGCCGGCAAGGAGGTTGCGCTTCCGAAGTCGTCGGCGGAGATTCAGGGTAATTTTGATTTCCGGACGGTGTTCGATGTTCGCGAGATGGATCAGGATTACATGTCCTCCAAGTTGCAGGCGATGAGCCAGTTTGTTTTGCCGGAGGACACGGCAGGCGTGATTGATCGAGCGGCCTATACGAAGTTCAAGGCGACACTGATTGACCCGGTACTGGCCGACATGGTTGTGCAGGACAAGACCGGTGCAACGCAACAGTCGTTCGACAAGGTGAACAGCGACATCGGCTTCATGGCCTTGGGCAACGAACCGCAATATGTTGAGAACGATCCGACTGCCGAGATGAAGATGAAGTTCATGGAACAGATCCTTGGCAACAACCCGAAGTATCAGGAGATGTTGCAGGAGGGTGGAGACGAGAGGTTCTCGGAGCTGGTTCAGAACTACGGGAAGAACTTGCAGCATTCTGTTACGCAAAGGCAGAACGCAGAGGTAGGCCGGGTCGGCGTTCAGCCGGTCGGAGGAGGTCAAGGCGGTCAGGCCGGAGGACAGGGTGGTGGATACTAATTTATGGAACTCAACGAACAGCAACTAATATCTGCGATAAGAAACCTGACAGATGACAACGAGATATATGTCGCGTTGAAACAACTGTTTGAACAGCAGATAAGAATAGGGGTGGATGCGCTGACTGCACAACCATCACAAAGAGACTCCGAGCGGCACTGGAATGCCGGGTATGTATATTCGATAGAACAATTGTTCGACCGGATAAACGAGATACGGAAAGCAAAGATAGAATAAAAAACCCCGCGCACCTTTCGGTGCCGGGGCTGCAGGCGTGTTACGCCTCAACTGCGTGACGGTAACCAACCAGCGGAAGGGTTTTCAGTTTCACCCATCGTGCTAACTCTGCGTGAAACCGCTTTGGAACCTTTCGGTTATTGTCAAACCTTTCTGGTAACAAGCCAGTGTCAAGATCGACATACGCCCAAGCGCGGTCAGTAATTCCGTCATGCGGATTGCCGGTGTTGAAGACCAACACCAGTTCCTCATTATCGTCAAGGTCTGCCGCGACCTGATTGCCTTCGCCATCAGTCCACACAAACCTGTCAAATAGAGGAGACTCGAAAAAATTGTGATCATGGATGTCTCCATTCTCATCAATTGTTTCAGTATCCCATTCGTACAATACTGTATCCAATAATCTCACCTCCTTTCGGGGTTATATGTAAGAGAACAATTGCTTGCAGCCTGTTTGAATTTATACTCAAAGAATAATTTCAAACGACACAAGCAAAGGAGACATTATATCATATTGGGTTTTCAAAAATCTGGGATTCTGGTGTTTTCGAGCCTCAAAAGTTTCTAGTTGTTAGGAAATAAAAAGTTAAAAAAAACGGTTGACACTGTTTTTTGAGTTTCCCCGAACAGGATTATATCAAACTAAATTAGCCCTATTATTATTATTATACCTATCAACCCGATTACCTGGACTAAAGCATAACCAATGGCTTGCCTTCGCGTTATAAAGGCGACGGGTTCTTCGCACCTTTAAGCGATGTCTACCTACTTGCGGGTAATAAAAATTTAGCATGGCTAACGAAGAAAGTGTGGCGACGGATAGCCACGATAAAGAAGCCGGAACCGCATCAGGTCACGATGCAGACCAACTGCCTGATCTGGATCAGTTACTGGTTCAGGGATTGGGCGGTGCAGAGGTTGGATCAGACCCTTCTCCGGGTGGAGAAGAGGCAGAACCGGAGGAGGCTGTAGCTGAAGAACTTTCAGCCCCTGAAGGGGAAGATCAGGCTCTTTCTCAGGATGAAGTAGAGGACGCCGACGCGCCTGAATGGTATCAGAAGCGCATTGATCGGTTTACTCGAAAATTACGCACGGCTGAAGAGGAACGAGATGACTTGGCTGAAGAGGTTGGGGAGCTGAAGGCGAAAGCAATGGCACCGCAACCGGTTCAACCGGGAGCAAATCCCCTCGGCAATATCAACTCCAATAAGGAGCTGGATGACTTGGCTGCTCTCGAAGAAGCGCGGCTTGATTTTGTCGAGGATCAAAAGGATCTGCTCATGGATGACGGTCTTGATCAGGTCATTGAAAATCTCAAGGGCCAAGGATTGACACTTGAGGACGACGTTTCTGAAAACGAAATCCGCAAGGAGATTCGGAACATCGAAAGGAACAGTTCAAAAAATTTATCTAGGAACATTCCGAAAAGAAAAACCGAGCTTCAACACAAGGAACAATTCGATGCCCATGCCGAGCAACTCTATCCTTGGCTTAAAGACGATAAGTCTGCCGAGATGGAAGTTTTCGGGGAAGTCGTTAAGTCGTCGCCAGCTTTGGCCAGTGTGCCTACAAGCAAACTGGAAATTGCCCGGTACGTCACGGGAGTGATGATTGAAAATCAAAGGGGTAAGGTTAAGGCAACCGCCAAGACGAAACCCAGAAAGTCTCCAACAAACCCCGGCAAGCCAACGGCGGCACCAGCCTCCGCTGACGATGCGGCCAACAACTACGAAACATCCAAGGAAAGACTGTTCACGGATCCAACCAAAGACTCGCTAGATGATATGCTAGTGAATGCGGGAGTTCTTCAATAATGAAGAAATAAAATGGCTTCTCCTTTATATAGTTATACACAAAATGATGAAAGCGGGTCGGCTGCTGATGTTTTCGGTCCGGCACCGGGCGGTTCTAACCGCGACTTACTAAACGCCATAACCTTGGTGGATGCAAAAGAGTGTCCGTTCATGGCTATGGTTCCGAAAGCTGGGGGCGTTACTAACCTCAACTTTGAATGGCCTGTCGATAAGGAATTAACGGCAGATGATAATGCGACCATTGACGGACACGATCTGCAACACGGGTTTTCCTCGGTTAACACTGACGGGGATGACGAATCCGACTTCGGCCATGTGCTTGATCAGTACGCCATCATGGACAACCGTGTCCAGTGGTTCAGACGCGCTGCCTTGGTTTCCAAGCTCACCGAGTCTGCAACCAACTTGGCTGGCGTTGCCAACCAAAGGGCGTTTGCGGTTCGTAAGCAGTTGCTGGCACTGAAGCGGGACATGGAAGTTCGCCTTTGCGCGGATGACATTCCGAAGACGACCGATGCGGTTTATTACAACGCCAATGCGGTGACCGGCTCAAGTACTGCCGGTAACAAGACCCGTGCATTGGGTAAGTTCATCGATCCTTACGCAGTGGCGGGTGATGTTCCGGCTGGTTATGTAACCCCAGCGGCTTCGGTTCTGGAAACGGATGCTACGAAGAACGACTATGCAA